TCAATGATCAAATTCACCCTGCGTCTTTGCTTTGACTCATTGGTCAAATTGCCATTCTTGTCGAACATTTCTGCAATGCGTTTTGATCTCTGGAGTTCACTCGAAGGCTTGACGCACAAGACGCCAAGACCTTCGATGTTTACCTCTTTGACCTCAATCTTGCAGTGATCAAGCAGTAACTGTTTCGTCAGGGAAGTCATCTTCGTAATCCTCTTCGGGCAAGTCATCTGGATCGAACTCAGGTGGCATGACGCCGCCTGAACTGTCACCAAGCATAGCACTGACCTCTTCTTCAATCAAGGATTTGTCAACAGGTGAAACTCTTCCGACAAAACATATCGAGCTTCCGAAATCCCAAGACTTGTAGCCAACCAACGTGCCATCGACAACAACTCGGTATTGCTTGAATACCTCTTTTGCGCCGGTGGCAAGGTTCTTGCCTTCGCAGGGTAGAAGTTCGATGTTCATGATTACGACTCAACAGTGAATGCAGGTCCAGTGTCACCATCAAAAGCAAACGTCACGTTGACGACTGCAAGGTTGTTAGTGCTCAAGTCTGGCAAACTGTAATTGGTAATGAAACCAGTGCCGATCAAAGTTGCATTGGTTGTGTTTGTTGGATCACCAATGGCAAAGGTAATGGTCAGAGTATCGACAACTCCGACAATGGCATCAAAGTCAAAGGTTGGATCGAAGATGATTTCAAGCTGGCACTCACCGGGATCGGTAAGGTCACCTGGAATGTACTTCATAAATCCAGTCGTATCGAGGCAACTTGCATCGATCTTGTCTTGCGTCAACTCAGGCAACGTGAGACTGCGAACGCATCCAGTGATAGCGTTGGTCGTCAGGACGGCAGTTGTGCCTTGTCCGGTCATTCCTTGGTACGGCATATTTTTTCTTCTCTTTTAGAAGGAGTTGTAAGAGATTTCAAAGGTTTGAATTGTGCGAAACAGCCAGTGATCTGTTCCGTCATTTGGTTTATCGACTAAGTAGACTCGGCCAGTATCCTGACCAATGCCTTTTATGAATGTGTTGCTGTAGACGCCACGTTCACCGTTCAACGCTGCCCTTGCTGCTGCGTGGAGTGCATCAGCTTGACTGCGTGTTTCACCGTAGCATTCTACTCTAATTTTCGCAGTTTCAAATCCAACAAACCCACTTAGGCAGTCTTCGGCTGATTCTGAAACGATATACAGCAGCAATGCAGGCATGACTGAGTCTTCAGGAATGAAGTCAACAGTGACCCGATTTCCTGCCAGAGATGTCACGGTTGCATCGTCAGCAATGATTTGTCGAACTGCGGTAGCAACACTCATTACTTGAAAAACCTTTTCATGCGTGCTTTTATAATCCGAATCATTGCCTGACGCTGAAGCATAATTGTTGACTTGGCAGCAGGAGCAAGCCAGGGGCGTTGCATGTGCATCCTTCCGCTATCGCGGCCCCACATTACATGCCTAGCTGGGCCTTCTCCGACTCGCGGTTCATGAATATGACCGAAGTTGTACTGGTAGTAATCCGTTCCAACGATTGCTGTGCTCGGTGCTTTCCTCTTGTACTTGAGCATTTTGCGTGTAACCGCTTTGCTCATGTCATTTCCGGCAGGAGTGCCAATACGCTTTCTAGGCTTTTGCCCCCACAGGTCTCGCGTGCCTGTCTTGCGTGAGTTTCCAAGCTTCCCTGTGTAGGGAATGTTGCGTCTGCCAACAACTGCAATCTGGACCGACGCCTCTGTTTCGACAATCTCAGCCGCTGCTTTGACCGCTGCGCTCATCACCCTGCGATGAAGTTCTTTGGGCAAATGATCAATCATCTGCTTAATTTCTTTGTCGTTAGACAAGATGTTTATAACAACACCGTGCTTTCCCTTGCGTCCTGGCTTTTGGCTTATAATTTCTCTTGCAGCTTGTGCAGCACGTTTTGCATAACTCATCAGTTGTTTTCACCTCTGAGTTCGACGCGAATCTCCATGCTGATCCCATCGGGGTCGGATGTGTTTGTGATTCCGTACTTGACCCCATCGATGATGCATCTGTCCTTGACTGTAATCTCACCGATCCCGAAGAACTCACCAAAAGCAACATGAGTTGTTTTCTCAGTTACCATGCGTCCTCGGAGCACCTCGCCTCCGACCGTTGTGACTAACTCACAAGGCCATCCTGACGAGACAACAGTCCACGAGCTATCATCCGCGTATGTTGGTTGACCATAGGAATCAACCGACCCATCATGCCGATAAAATGTTGCCGAGTGTCGTCTGAATCCAATCCTTTTCCTGATACTCATGGATAGGACGACCTCGCGAGAAGAGCAACAATTCGCTCGTAAGCAACCTCTTGGCTATGCAGTGCAGATCCCTCTTGAGCAGGATCAAAAAACCACTTGCCTACACCAAGCATGATTGCTGTTTTAAAGAGCCTTGGCACGCAGTCGGCACTTGGCCCGTATCCGGCACAAAAGTCGATTACAACGCCGTTGGGGTCGTCTGCAAGGACTTCGGGCCATGTTGTGCCTGCTGCTGGGAAGATGCTACATCTTCCTTTGTCGAAGATGTAGTCGTCGCTATCAAGAGTGATAGTGTTACCGTCAACATCGACGTACTTTACAGTTGTGATTGAGCACACTGCTTTTTTGTTTAGTTTGACCTCAGCAGTGTCGCTGCCCCAGTTGAACCGGGTGACGCGAAAGTCTGCTGTAATGACCTGACGGTCAAGGTCTTGCTCAAGACGCTCCACCGCTGCCTCAATTAGCAGCGTGAGATTAGCGTCATGAGTGGTATCACTTGAGCTTAGTCTTAGATGAGACTTTACTTCGCTTAGACTTACCGGCAGCACGCTTGGTGCTGACGTTCGGATCAGAGTCCAGTTTGTCGTCATCTTTGACTTCCACACAATTGCCAAATGATATTAAAGTCTTCGCAACACCAATGTTGCTAATGACCACCACGGCCCCGACTTGATGACCAAGACAGGGCTTTAAAATTTTAACTCTCATGATCAAGTAATAGTGATCTTGGAGAGAACTTCAGGTGCAGCCGCAGCAATATCAATGCGGCTTGTGCAAACCACACCGATTTGATCGTTGACTGCAAACAACTGGTCGAGCACTTTGAAGCTCAACTGACGACGATCACCGAAGTAGTGACTAACGCCGAGGTCACCGAAGACTGCAAGCAGGTCGCCGGAGGTCGATGAGGAAGCACCCGGCACAGCGTTGCAAAGAACAACCTCGTAACCGAAGAGGCTTCGCTGAACTCCAGCAGCAACGTCTGCACTGGCGTTTCCACCGGCAGCGTTGAGCAGGTCACGAACCTGACCGTTCCACAGGGTTGGGTTCATGTAGAACTTAGGATTCAGCCCACGCTCTTGACCACTGGCAACCACCATTGCGGTGAGGTCAGCAAGAGCAAGTGCTCCTACCGAAGCAACATTGGTGTCAGCAACATTTGCATCACCTTCGATGCCACCTGTGTAGATGGAACCACCAGTGAAAAGATTGTCGTCTTCAGCCTTGCTGAAGCCCCAAGCCAAATCTTCGACAACAGTGTCAAGCATCGAGATGATGCTGTCTTCAGCAATCTCAGATGACATCTTTACAAGACCGGCCATCTTCTTTGCCGTCAATGTAATCTGAGAAAAAGTTAAAGAACTTTCCGTTACAGCTGCTGCCTCATTTGGGTAATATATGACCGAGTGTCCACTGATTTTTGGAACGCTCCAAGTCGTCGAACCCATGACAACTCTGCGACAACTTTGCCGCGCGTGTCCGTATTCTTCAACCAGGTTGATGAGTTGATCCGACAAAGGCGTCGGCACGGAGAATCCGCCCTCGCTGTTAGTCAGCGACTGTGCGGCCATGAAGTCTTGCGCCTTCTTGTTACCACCGATTGCTGCGAGAAACATGCCAGCTTCGTAAGCATCTTCGTTGTTATCGAAATGCCGTGATTTTGCGTATCGAGCTTTGGCTGGAATTGCCATTTTGTTTTCTTCCTTGGGGAGGTCTTCCGAAACACTTGGCTGAACACCAGCCGCAGGAGCGTCCGCTGCCTCCGCTGCAAGC